ACTGAGTCACAGGGATATACGGTTCCGGGTTTACCAGTTTCCTTATGAATTTCTTCGGATAGATATGGGCGAAAGTGAGCCTGATGGCACTTCGCTGATTTCGGTGCACCATGAATCTTATATTGATGGAAAAACCTTGGGTCATCAAGTTCCTTTAATGTATTGTCCAGTGAATGATGCTGACGGATCAGATCATATTGAGAGAGTAGACAGTTCGGCAATAATCGAATGTATTGTGCGCCACACCGATCTGCAACAAGACTTGCCTTTCGTAGAAGCTCAAGACGATCAGTCATTACCTCATCTGATTCTTCATGCTCAACTGTATAAACCATCGAACATCCGACAATAGTATTCTCGTAATCAATATTATCCTTCGGCAGACCGATCACATTCTGCCAACCGTTAAAGATATTAATCGAGACTCGAATCCAAGAGAACATTTTCCAAACGTCGTCGTCGACTCGTCTGGTCAGTGTTCCATTAGTAATAAGAGCAACGGAGAGGTCTTGCTCTTTTAACCAGCGTACAAGCTCATTAAATTGCTTATATGCTGTAGGTTCGCCACCACCTGTAAGAATAACTGCCTTTAGTCCGCGTGATTTGAGTTTGAGCACATAATCCTGAATGGTTTCCATATCAAGGCGACTATGTGTATCGCGGTATGTAACGGAGCAATACGGGCATTTAAGATTACAGGTACCCTCCGGCGAAATATGAGTTGAAATGACGGTCTGCGGTCCGCCAGATCTATAATTAATCATCTGTTCAGCATGACGCCAAAACTTAATACCAGTTGAGGTATACTTATGTTCTTCCTCACTCTTTTCTGGTATTACAAATTCTACCGTTGTTTTATTTTTATAGAAGATAAAGACGTTTGAATAATTTTCACCATCTTCGATGCGATCAAGAATCTTATTTCCATATTCGAGATCAAGTGGAATTAACTTCGATATGTTATTATTATCGAGCAATTCATAATTTGAAATTCTATTATTGATTTTTCCTCTGGCTGCATATCGGTGAATTGTGTAATGACCATCATTCTCTACCAAACTCACAACGCCTGCATCACCAGTTATGTTAATTTCTCGAATCACTTCGGACATGATAACTCCATTTGTGTCTTCATTTCGATTGGCATATTATATATCTCTGCTTTCGGAATAAGATGTTTCCACCTTTCTGAAATTTCTATATCAGTTGTATCAGGTGTCCAGTTCAACCACTTATCCCTGTACCATTCCTGTGATGGAATGGAATCACCTATTGCAGCCGAAAAGTTAATAGCAGTCAGATGTTTGTATAGCATTGTCTTTGCATTAAGACAGAACCCAAAGTTATAGTTCTGAATATAGCTGCTAACGATCTGATGTTGTGGATGCCATGTACCAAAGTGAGTTGTAAAGTTTGGTATACGCTTTGGATTCCAAATCATAGGACCGATTCGATCGCGTTGTGGTACTCGCCAGTTGCAGTCCTTCCACAACTCAATTTGAGTGGTACCAAGACAAGGTATATCTTTTCTCTCGTGAAGTTCATCAAAGAGTGAATTGACCAAAGGTTTATAGAATACCATATCCGGTTCCATAAACAGTACAGACTCAGGTTGATACCCCATCTTATTTACACAGATATCGTAGTACATTCTGAATTGATTAGCAGGAGTGGTAACCTCATGTCTGAAATATTGAATCTTTTGCGTTGCCTTATAGTTATCATACATGAACTGAAATACGTCCTCGTGTAAACAAGGCATTGGGACTTCAGACCCAAGATAGTTTACGGTATCCTTCACTACCCAAGGATTGATTGAATAGATGACAAAGATCTTATCGACTGAGTTCTTAATGGAATCAATTGATTGCTTTAAAAAGTCAATGCCATAATGAATACGATAGATTGCCCACCTTTTCATAATTAATATCTTTCGTTTGGTCCATCCATCATCTGCAAGAGGCTAAGAGCCGCTTTTGCTCTTTCTTCAGCTGATTGTTCGAAGATTACTTTATCAAGTTCATAAAGGTTACCACGTTCTGTAGTTCTGTTACGTTGAGTGGTTTCATCTGCCGCCGACTTGCCTGTCGTAAAGTGTAGATGTTCATTTACGACGTGTGGGATAAAGTGAGTTCGACCAATTCTTTTTGCGATGTCGAAGGTCCACGTGTCGTTGTAACCAAAATTGAAAATCCCTGGTGCAAAGTAGCCCAGTGTCTCGTACCACACACGCGATACGATTGGAAAGGCGCAATGATTCGAGCCATTGATTAAATCTTCGAACCACATGCAATAGATATGATCTGGAAATTTCTCTATCTCCTTATCAAGTAAAAGATCCCAATCCTGAGTACGATAGAGCATATCGTCGTTGCCCATAATTAAAACATCGGCACCGTCATCGACTGCCTTCTGAGCAATTACATTCCAAGATTTGGAGACTGATTGCGGCTCACCAATATGATTGATATTATTTACTGGTTGTTTGTGCTGATACTCTTCGTAAGCCTTAATTCTAGGATCATCTGAATCAATATAGTTATAAGTAAAGACTCGACCCTTGTCATTTGCAAGACCGTATACCGACTGAATAAAATTATCGAGTCGGCCAGGTCTCTGACGGCTTGGTGTTAGGATTGCAAATTTCATAGTTTCCAATAATCTCCTACCCATGGATTGGCTACAAATTCGACACCCCATGGAAATGTGGATTCAGGTCCAATTGCCTCATGTGGTCGAGGCGTACCATGAAAACATACAATTGCTGTTTCGTCATCTAGACCAGTTTCGTATACCTGATACTTATAAGACTTTAACTTTCCTGGCCATATATGTTGAAATAGGTCAACATTGTGATCAAATTGACTGAAGATCATATGAAGAAGTTCACCGTCGCCTCTTACGTTCTGTAAAATCTCTTCTTTTCGGTCAACAAATATGTCCCATATAAATGTTGCCCAATCGCGTCTCCAAGCTAAGACGCCGGACTGAAATACATTTCTGTAATTTTCAGGGTTTTCATATCTGTTATTGACTCCAAGATTTTCAATACCACAGAAGTTTCCATCGTATTGCATAAAGAAGTCAATGTTTTTTGTAATCACCGTATCTAAATCAAAATAGACTACACGATCACTCAATACGTTATCGTACGCATGATGTTTAGCAAATAAGTATAACTTATTCCACCAACCGTTTAGTCCAGAGGGGAGCGGAACACAATCAATTCCTTCAATGGGTCCGTCGGTGAAAGCTTTGAAATTAAATGGAACAGTCGTGTTCCTTTCAACCATCGCCTTAAGGATTTTAACATAGTCATCTGAATATTCCGTTCCCCACTTCACGCAAACTACATCAAGCATTAATCGTTCCACCCACCGTTTCTCTTATGATGTCTTCGCTGATAGGATTAAGGTAGTAGATCTCTAAAGCCTCTACTTTATCCTCACCACTTTGGAACATATGATATTCGTTTGGTGCTACAGTAGTGTATTCTCCTTCCCACAGTTCAGTAATGTCTGTGAGACTATAATCGTTCTTACGAACGTGTATATCTAGTTTTCCTTGGATCACATAGAACATATTATACTTATATTGATGCTTATGCATCGAGCAATGACAGAACGGTTCAATATTAATCCTATGAACCTCAATCATTGGGGTAATAAGTAACGGCTCAGTGTTTCCCCATATTTTTCCTTGCTTCATTATATATCCTTAACTCTCTCAACTTACGAACTACATATTGATCCCAGCTTTCGTAAGGATTCACTTCTCTCCAATTGAATCTATTATATCCACATTCTTCATATTTGTCAATAGATGTCTGCGATTTATTCGGCATCCGATATACTCATTATAATATTCTTCAGGTTTCAATAAACAGTCTGTTTCAAACTGCAACTTGGCTTCATAATAACTCATCTGACCTTTTGATTTACACAACCGTAGAATTTCACGATGAAACATCTCACGACCATGTTCTTCGACAAGCATTTTAACAGTCTCGCTCGACCCATAGTAGGTCGCCCAGTCTGTTTCCACTATCTTTGTTCTCTTTCGCTTCATGCCTTTCAGTGGTGGCATCTTGCGTTTTGATATTAATCCCTTCTTACCAATATATTTCAGTCCATTACGAGTATAGGTTATACAATATAAGAAACAGATATTATCTTCAATAA